GCTTTATCTTGTTAGAAGCTGTGCTACGAACCGCTGGGGCTACCACTGTGCTCGGCTTTGTGCGAGCAGGCTCGGACCGCGCCTTGTCCTCCGGCTCCTCAATATTGAAATATTCAGGGAACCGCTTGCGGATTGTTCTGTCCAACGCCGCGTAATATTCGTCTGATCCAACCACCACTTCGCCCGACTTTTTAAGCTTCTCGTGTATGCCCAAAGCCGTTGCGGTCATCTCGTCGTCTGCGCCATACCAAGGGTTGCGGTCTTGCCACGCTTCCAGCTTGGGGTTTAGAGCGCGAGGGGCAGGTTGTTGGACCTGATCTGGTTGCGGTTGTACCGCATAATTTCCGTCTTGTAAAGTAGGCATCCTGAAGCTTTTGGCTTGCAACATTTTGTAGTTTGCAATCTGAAGCGCTTGTTGTGCCTCAACCAGCTTGTCTGAATCCCCACTGTCGTACGCTTCTTTGTACGCTCGTTTCGCCATCTCCATTTCAAGAGTGGCGGCGTTATTAAGAACAGCGGCGTATTCTTTCCCACCGGTATCAAGAATGGTCTTGATCCGTTTATTTTCTTCCATTAACTGTTTGGCAAGAGCAATGGCTTCCTGTTGCTCTCTGTACGCAGCTTCTTTGTCGCGGCGCTCGTCGTGCCAAACCTTTTTCATCTGCTTGAGCTTTTCCTTGACTGCATCGTCGTACGAGTCAAGTTCATCCTTCTCAAGCTCTTCTTTTAGATTCTGAGGTAGCGGCTGTCTGCCCCGATCTTGTGGTGGGGTATCGTCTTCAATCTCGACCTCAAAACCCTCCGGTTTCTCGTCTTGCTGCATAGAAACACTGAGTTCCTCCTTACCGCCTTGAGGTTTCTCATCGGGAAACTGGAATTCTTCTTTCTCAAATTCAGGCATCTCGTCCTCCTGTTATTTACGGCGAATACCGCGTGGGTCTTCAACTACTCCTTCTACGGAGTCGTCGTTAATCATCCTAAATTCACGTCCGTGAATGACCAGTCTGGAACCAGCATTTGGACGCACCAAAACAAAATCTCCTGTCTTGCACCAAGGCCCAGTTGGGAATCTGTTAGTATCTTTGTAACAATCAGGCCCCATATCGACCACAAATAAAACAGTAGTCAGCAGTTCTTCATAGTGGAGGGTTGTATCCGCCTTGACGATCCCACTATCAAACTCCTTCTCAATCTCCGGTATGGCACACAGGATTCTGTATCCCGAAGGTTTGGGAAGTTGTGTTGCTTTTTCCGCATCTGTAGCGTCAATTTGATACGCCCCAACAACTTGCGGGTTACTGGCGTCTGTAGCCAGCAAAATTGAGTCAGTCATCCGATTCCTCCAAGTTTTTCTTAAGGTCTAATATGTACCCTCTCGCAATGAGTAGACCTCGAACCTCACCACAAACTGATTTGTACTCCTCAAAGCTAGTCGCTCGACCGGCTGCCAAGTGCTCTTTGAGTTGCGCAAGCTTCTCATCCGTCTGTTGGACAAGTAGTTCTAAAGCGTCCATTACTTACCTTTCGTCGGTTTAGGTGTATTTCGCTGCATCTCCTGTTGATGCTTTTGCGAAGAAATCTGTTTGAGGATGTCCACACCCATCTTAAGAGCGTCTTTCTCACGACTACCTTTTGACTCAACTGCCATACGTAGAGCCTCGGCCTTAGCGTTAGCCGCTAACTTCTCTCGCTCAAGCTGTGCTTGTGCAGCTATGCGTGCAGCCTCAATCTGTTGCTGCTGCTGTTTGAGCTTGATGTCAGCCATATCTTTAGACTGCTTGCGTTGTTGCTCAGCCTGTTTCAACTGCAACTCTTGCATCTGCATCTGGACGAGCGGGTCTTGCATCTGCTGTTGTGCCTGCTGCTGAGCTACCTGCGCAGAGTTTTGCTGGAACAGTTGTTGTGCTGCTTGCGCCAGCATCGGTGCCAACCGTGCCTCGACTTCTGGGTCCATACCTTGCTCTTCACCAGTTTCGTCTTTAGCAGGTGGCAAGTTAAAGCCAAGCTGAAGCTCAATTTGCTTGCGGTACTCCATACCAAGATGCTCATTGATATGCGCCATCATCGCTGACTGCATCTGCTGTGCCATCGGGTTGTTCTGCAACAACTGACCAATTAACGGGTCTTGCATTGCTGTCATGTGCACGGTGATGTGGGCACGATGGTCTTGGTAGTTAAACGCTTTGACAGGCTTGCCCATCAAGACATTCTGATTCTCAGTCACTGGATCAGTCGGCTTCTGATCCTCGTCCATCGGGACTAATTTCTGTGCATCTTTAATACCCAACACGTCTAGCATCTGACGATGTAGTAGTGGCATGTTGTACAGGTTAGGTGACGCTTGAGCCAACTGAAACACCGCCTGATACTGGACAATCTTTTGCGCCATAGTGCTGGCGTTAGGATCAGACACCGGTATCACATCCACGTTGTCGTAGTCGCTACGCTTAGCGCGACGGGTGCCTTCTTCTGGCTCGTAGTTGTACTCGTCAGGCGTGTATGCAGCGATAATCTCTTTTAGCAGACCCAATTCCTGCTTCATGCTGTAGTGCACGCGAGCCTGAACCGCTGACATTGTTTTTAGTGTGCGCTCAAGAATAGCCAGCGTAGTACCTACAGGAGCTTGCGCCGACATGTCACTGATCTGAAGATCAGCCGTGTTAGCAAATCTGCGACCTTCTTCAATGATGTTTTGGAACAGCAAGAATAGCGTCTGGCTTGGCTCTTTATACGGCAGGGGCAGCAAGTTATCTTTAATAGAGCCGCTTGGTACATCAACATCACGGAACTCACCCGGAGCAATCGGTGTATCGTCACCCTTAACTCGCAAGCCTCGTGCTTTAAAGCCACCCGGCAAGTTAGCCAGCGTACCTGCGTCAACCAACTGACGAATAAGCGAAGTGCCTGATTTAGCAAACGCACCAACTAGATGGATCAGACCAAAATAATAGAAGCCAAACCCCGGTACATAGCCGTAATGCACAAAGTGCTGGCGCTTCTGATGTGTCTCATCATCCGGCTCCCAGTTGCGACGAATGGCTAAAATCTGCGCGGAGCCTTTCTCAATAGTCACGACATATGGCAATGCAATGCCTGTGACTTTTCCATCCTCATCTTTGTGCTCAAACCCTTCTAGGTCAAGCTCGACATGCATCTCCAATATCTTGTAGCGATGATCGGTTGTCGCTCTAAAGCCCAGCTTCTCAGCAATCTTCTTCTCAACCTCATCTAAGATATTGTTTGGCTCACCGAGGTCCACATCACGATAAAAGCCTGCGTGCTGCAACCGCGTTAGTTCGTTCTCAGTCTTACGCATCACATGTGTTACACGCTCTGCGGACTCCAAATCACTTGCCCCGTACGGCACCACAATATCTTCTGCGGGTACATACATCGACACCTGACGCTCAAGGTGCGGGTCGAAATAAATCTTTTTAAACGCATTACCAGCCAGACCCAAACCCCACAGCATGCGCTCATGCTCAGGGCGATACTCTTTCATCACGTCCATCAACTGGTAGTTCATATCAGCCTGCACGCGCTGCGCTGCGTCTTTCTTCTCAGGCGTCTCTTTACCAATGATCTGTGTCTTAACCGGACCACTTGCAGGGAACGTAGCAAGCATCGTCTCACTTTGAAATTTAACCAGCGCTTCAGATAGCAGTGGGTGATACACACCACATGCGCCTTCCCACGGCTCGGCCCGCTCTTCTAACTTCATACCCAAAAGCTCAAGGCCATCTACATAAGTCTGTATCCAATCTTTGCGACTAGCGATGTCCTCGTCATAGTCACCAATTAACTCAGAGGCAAGTGTTGCTAACTCTTTGTCGTCAATATGCTCGGCTAAGTTAGCGTTGAAATCTTCTTCAGTTTCCTTGCGCGGCTCAATCTCAATCTCAAGGTCACCCATGCCAATCGTTACTGACTCAGGGTCCTCGATCTCAATCTCGATGTCAGGTTGTATTGCTTGCGCAATAGCGAGGTCGTCCTCAGTTAATCCTTCAGGTGCGCGATTTAATGCCTTATCAATAGCCATGATTTATCCTTAGTAAAACGGCTGGTTACGCCGTTTAAAGTATTGTGGTTCGTCCTCTTCGTCTAAAAGGGTACGTATATATCCCCCACGCCTAAACCGCATCATTGCAAGGGATACTGAGTCAACGTAATCGTCGTACTCTCCACCGGGAAATGACGCTACTTCATCGACTACCTCTTCCGCCCACCTTGTGTTGGGTACCCACACCCTACCTGACGCAAATATGTCGGACACCGCATTTAGCCTGCTGATTTTGTCGTTACCTTTGTTGGGTGTGAACTCCTGCACGGGGATGCCCATTGCCCTCATTTCATAGATAAGGGGGGAGCCGGACGCCTTTTTCTCCACAATGATCGAATCCGGGTCCCACTCTTGAAACTCTTCGATAGCTTTCTTTTTAAGAGAAGGAAACTCAAGGCGATCCCTAAACGCATTAAGGAGAATGATGTTGGCTTGTTTGACACCGGTATCGTCGTCCATATAAAAGACGCCCCACGTAGTACAGGCGCTATAGTCAGCACGGTTATTCTTCTCAAACGCCGTGTCCCAAGCTTGCAACACAAAATCACAGTGTGGGGGCGACTCCTGTTCCCAAATTTGCCACCAATCTCGCTTAACAATAGCCGCTGCTTCAGACGTAGGACTCTGCATATACTGCGCCATCCATTTCTGGTTGGGCAGTTCTTCCTTCAACGCCATTAATTCTTTTAATGACCAGAACTCAGGCCATAGCGGATTACCACTGGGTAGTACCGCAGGAAACTCAATCACCTCCCACTCGTCACCACCCCTTTGCGCCGCAGCTTTTAGCACCTGACCAGTCAAATCTTTCTTCGACCAGCGCGTCATCACTATGATGATCGACCCACCCGGCTGTAAACGCTGACGAGGACCTGATGTGTACCATTCGTAGACCTTGTCGTAGATTTCCGGGTTCACTTCCGCTAGTGCAGCCTCTTGTTCTGAGTGCGGATCATCAATAATTAGTATGTCAGCGCCTTTACCGGTTACGGCACCACCTACACCGATAGCGAAATAGTCGCCGTTGGCTGATGTGTTCCACCGCCCCGCTGCTTGCGAGTCAACTCGCAGTGAAACACTGGGAAAAATCTCCCTAAATGCCTCGGAATCCACCAAATTTCGCACTTTTCGACCGAATCCGACCGCTAATTCCGCCGTATGTGACGTTTGGATCACCTTTTTATGAGGAAATTTGCCCAAAAACCACGCTGGCAGCAAATATGATGCGAATTCCGACTTCGTATGGCGTGGGGGCATGTTGATAATGAGTCGTTTGCACTCGCCTCGCGCCACTTTCTCAAAAGCTCTTGCCATCCTTGAGTGATGAGCGCCATCAATGAACGTAGGCCAGACTTTGTGAACAAAATCCATGAAGTTATTAGCCGCGTTTTCCCGCTTTTGAAGTATTTCATGCTCCTCCAACGACGCATATAGGTCCAATAACTGCGCTTCCGGTAGGTTTGGTAGCGCTTTTAGCAGGTTTTGTAGCTCCTGCGGGTTCATTCCTTATCTCCCTTGAAGTCATTTACCCTAGCCTCAAGCAAGCCAAGCTCATCTTCTAGGGTCGTATCGGGGCTTATGTCGATAATATTTGCATTTTGTGCAGCCAAGAGTCGGTTGATCTTGTCCGCAATCGCATTTTTGAGATCGTCGGAGGTGCGGTGGGTAATGGTGACTTCGCTCTTTTCGGTAAATGCACCGACATCTGAGAGCTTTCCTAGTAGCTCAATAGCACGAAGCTCATGCTTTGCGTCACCACAAGAGGATATTTCGAGGAGTCTATTAGTAATGTAGGTTCTTGCTTGAGTTGCATTGAGGACAACTCGGTGGTCGTATTCTGTTAGCAACGCTGCTAACTTTAAGGCTACGTTACCCTGATATAGCGCGGGAGGGTTGTATTCGTCTTTGCCGTTTTTATGTTTTTGTTTATCAACTTGCTTAAACAAGTCGTGGGCCAGCTTCTCATCTTCCTCCGTCATTTCGAAGGGCATATCTAACTCTGCCATCAAAGCTGCTGTATTGGCAGCGATGCGAGCATTCTCCTGCAAAGACGCGCCGACTTCGTCGCCTAAATTTTTGGGGACTGGCACATCACTGGTAGGTTGTATCTGAATTGTCATGCTCTGCCTTATTTGTGAGACAGATTAAATAGGGTACTCGCTGCGTCTGGCTGCAATACGACCCGTTTCGCATGGGATGGCACACCAGCATCCGCTTTCCCCGCAAAATAATACCCTAAAAGGAAACGGGACTCTATTTATATATGACGGGGGGCTTTCTAGAAACGCAGTATATGGAGTAGTTGTAAAAAATACAAGGGGGTGGGGGGTATTTTGAAATGTGGTGAGACGATGAGCAAATCATGGTGTACGTTACGCCATAGGGGTGTCAAAAAATTTTAGGGGGTGTGGGGTCGGCGGTCTGGGCGAAAAAAAACCCCACCGATCGGTGGGGCTGAAAAATAAAGCTGGTTGGTTACATCATCTGCTCAGCTGAGTTTAGGATATCCAGAGCGGCTGCTAATGCTTCGATTTCAGTACACTTGCGAACCGCATCGATAACGTCGTTGCGCATCTCTTTCAGCTCTTCACCGTATTGCTTGTTGGCTGCCGATTGCTTTGCCTTTAATACTTTGTCCAGCTCCTTGACCTGCTTCAGAGATTCCTTGTGGTTTGGGTTTTGGCTGAGTACTTGGTAAGCATGCTCGATTGTTGCTCTCAGCTCGGCTACGGATTGGTCTTGATACTTTGCAAGCAAATCAGCTGCTTTCTTTTCTCTCTCTGCTCTTTTCTTCTCAGCTGCCGGATTGGTCGATTTTGGTTTGGTTAGTCCGAATAGATTATCCAGCAAATCAGCGAACCGCTGCCAAGCCTTATCAGCTGCATTGCCTGTATTGTTCGGGTTTGCCTCAACATAACCAGACACCCAGTCAATGCGCGCTGCTTCCCACTTGTCAAGTGTCGGATCAGTATCGAGCATATGCGCATAATTCGATGCCGTTTCTATGTTAGCCAATTGGTTTTTGGCAAATTGAAAACCAGCATCGCGAGCGATTAACCGCTGGTCATCCGTTAGCACCGGTATCGGTGCTGCTACTGTAGTCTTTTCCATGATGGAAACTCCATTAGGTTAGTGCTCTGAATCAAGCCCCATGCCTGAATCATTGGAAATAATTTTACCTATCATCCTATCAAATATCCAATTGTATATTTTAATCACGACATAATGATTAATAGTCAGTCTGTCTGGATACCAGAGAAGCAAAAGTTATCAAAAGAGGAAGGGAACGGTCATTCCAACGTGGTAGCCTTGTTTCGGGCAATAAAAAACCCGCCGGAGCGGGTTCAAACTGGTGCGTTTGATTTTATCGTAGCGCGGCTAAAGCGGCCTCGAGTTGCGCCAGCGTAGCGTCCTTCATGGCCTCGCGTATCTCATCTTTGATGGCCTTGATGTCCTCGCGCTCGGCTTTGTCCTCATCGCGCGTCTTGAGCTTTAAAACCTTCTTGTACTCGTTGACTAGCGCGTTGGCTACCTTGCTATCAGGTTGCTTTGCTAGCGCCTGATAAGCGGCCTCAAGCTGGGCGCGTAGCATGGTCGGCGTTGCGCTACCGTGCTTCTCTAGTAGCTTCGCTTCTTTGGCCTTGCGTTCGGCGGCCTTCTTGGTCGCGGCTGCGCTCGGTGACTTTGGTACGACGATAGCGAATTTACTTACCGCGCGGTCCTTCATGCGCTGGAAAGCCTTGTCCGCAGAATCGCCTTTCGCGTGCGGCTTAACGTTCACATAGCCATTCACAAAATTAACGCGCTCGGCCTGCCACAACTCGTAGGATGGCTCCGCGCCCACAGTACGCGCAAACATCTCAAGGGCTTCGTCCGCGTCGATCTCACTACGCGCGAACATTTCACCGGCTGCGAACGCACCAGCCTGCGGCTGGGCAATAGTTACTTCACTCATAAAACCTCCAAAAAGGAAAGGACTCGCTGACCCCATGTCAGTCCGTCATTCAAGATTATGCCAGATTTGCTACCAGGATAGGGAAATTACTTTGTATACCATGCTACCAGGTAGCGTTGTATTTATACGACAAAGTGTCTTGTTATCAAAAAGGAAGGAACGGTCATTCCAACGTGGTAGCCGTGTCGCGCGGGGAGAGGCATGAGGGAAGGTTTTGGACAACCTGACGCAGCGTCATTTTGTCGCTAAAAGCTTTAAGCTGCTAGCAGCTTAAAGATTTTTTTGCGACTTGTCAAGCCTTTTTTAAAATATTTTTCTGCCTATTTTTTGTGCAATGTTCGAAAATAAAAAAACAGCGAACATTACAAGGAAAATTTCGAACATTATAAAACGCTCGTAAGTCATTGATTACATTACGTTTTGTCTAAAAAAGTTATCAAAATTTCGTTAATTGTTCTGCAATGTTCTAATGTTCCGACGTTTTTGACGATTTTCGGATTTTTCACTTTTAACGAGGCATTCGGCAAGTGCATAAAAATGTTATCAAAATATCGCATCCGTTTTAGCTCCGCTCTCTTTTTTTAATAGAACAAATGAACATCCCGTACAATCCGCATTTTTCCTAGGCCTAATGTTCTCTATTTTTTTTTTTTCGAACAATAACAATATTAACAACATTCAGAACATCGTAACCCATTGATTTTATTGAACTTTCTCAAATCACTAAATCGTTGCCATTCCCGCAATTGTTCTCTGTTTTTTCCCCACCCAGAACAATCAAACCAACGACACAGCCACCCCCACTAATCCGATGCCATTATCGCAATTGTTCTCCAAAATCAAAAACAGCGAACATTACAAGAAAAACAGAGAACAATAGCAATTACGATAACATCTCAATAACCCCCAATACGCAACAAGCAAAACGACAAAGTTGCCACCGTTGCCAGGCAAAACAAAAAACTTTTTAAAAATCTCATCAAGCAATCATCGTGCCAAAGACCAAGACACGCCCCTTGCAACCACAGACATTCACTTGACATTGTATAGTTTATGTGTTATAATATGGGTTGCAGGTCGAGGTTCGGCCTGTTCTTTATGGTTTTCCTTTTATCTTACCAACGACAATCTGACGGAGGGTCATTATGTCCACTACTATCAACCAAGAAACCATGCAACAACTAAACGACATCATCAACAACCTAGTAACCCAATACTGCAACGGCTTGCTTACCAACATCGAGTTCGCCCATGCTGCCCATGCAGCAACCAAGTTCATCGAGGGCGCAGACCTGACTGGCCTGATCGACGTAAACACCGGCCTTCGCTACTAACCAACAACCTGAACAACTTAACCACGACAATCTGACGGAGGGTCATTATGTCCACCAACTACATCGCTTACCTACAACGCATAGTTAACGATCCTGCAACACCACGTGCCGAGTACATGAGGGCATGGGAAGAACTGCGCTATCACGACGCGCAGCAAGCCATCGTCAACACCATCGCTGCCGAGTACCACAACCGCAACGACAACCTGACAGGTGGTCAGAATGTCTAAACAACGCAAACAAACGCACAACCCGCGTAACCCAAACACGTGCCGTATCTGCCTGACTAACAACATAGGAAAGACCAGACTTGCTTACGGCCACACAGTCTGCCAAGCCTGCTCCAAAGTGCAGTACGACAAGCCAAACAAAACCGACGGTGAAGGGGATAACAATGCACCATGAAGAAGATAAGCGGTATCTATGCGTAGTGTGCGGTGGGTTCATCGACCACGCACGTTACAAACTTGGCTACAACCTATGCAAGCCTTGCGGCGAAGCGGCAGCTGTGCAAGAGAAGAAACGCAAGGCAAGCATGGTACAAATCCCATACAGCAAGGGTGCGTACCAGTACATCCACAACCCGCAAGACCTGTGTTTTACCAACCCTAAACGACAAGGAGCATGAAATGAGCGCACAACTTATGGAAGAAATGGCACTAAAAATCACCATTGACTTGATGCATTCGGGGCTATCCCCGCACGAAGGCATGGTGGTGTTAGCACGAACAGCGGCAATAGCGTTTCGTACCGAAAACCTATCCAGAAATGAGGCATCCAAGCGGTTTGAGCAAATACTGGATACCGTCTACGACTAAGGGGGTTAAATGAAAGCAGACGTTTTTGCTTTGGCGGAACGCGCTCAAGAAGTGGCTGTCCCTATGAAGCTAGTACCAGACTGGGATGTGATGTTCAGAATCCTTGAGGAACATGGGGCTGTGATCATCAGGTGCGACCCTGCCACTTTGCGTATCACCGTTGCTGGTGGGATTGAAGCCCCATTGGTTAAGCAGTTCAACAACCATGTTCGATCAGTACAAAAGAAGTCATTTCGTTACAAACGTATATCAGGCCACTTGTGGCTGTGCTATTTACCGGAGGCATGCAATGGGTAAAGACCGCGAACTGAAGAAAGAACGGAAGGCAAGGGAAGATGCCGACACCGCCAGAAACATGGAGTTGCATTGCCTTTTGTTTAACAAGCCGATGTATGACCTGAAGGCAACGACGAGGAAACTGAACGACATCCTGACCAAGCGTCAGTATGTCCTGTACGACGACAAGGAGAAGAAGTAATGGACGACAACGAGATGTTAGCAATCGCAGCGGCAATCGCCGGTGCAATCATCGGCACCGTATTGGGTGTCATTCTTGTGATTTTTTTCTTTGGAGGACTACCGAAATGAGATCAATCGAAGCACTTTACGACGCGCACGACGATGCGCAGGTCGATGTGATTGGCTATGCAAATTCTCTTCAATGTAGCCTATTTGCTACTAGAGAATCAACAGAGGAAGCCTACTCGGATGTGTTTCGCGCAGTTGAAATGCTGCCAAAGGAACACAAGGCGACCATGACCACAGCGGTGCAGATTCTCATCAACACCATCGCCGAGGAAGTTAAACGCAAGGCTGAGTGGCGATGATTTATATCTTTTTGTTTGTAGTAGCACTTATATATTTGTACAAAGGGAGAAGGTGATGAACAACTCTGATCTGTTTCCAAACTTGCAGACCTACCGCGATGCCTATGTGCATTGGGTAGCGGTGAAGCCTTACAGCAAAGGCGCATCCAAAGGACTAAAACCCCTTGGTGGCAACCGTCGGTACGACCGTAGCTTGATTCGTCAGGATGGCGACGATATCGTTTGTAGCTTATATAACACAGACGTAATTCGTTACAAGCCTGACAACAGCGTGGAACTGCGTCATGGTGGGTACGAGAGTGTGTCAACCACCGAATTCATCGATTTGGTACTACGCTACCGCTTTGGGAGTGCGAACAACGGGCGACCTATTGCCCGCGTGAACGGCAAGATGTACCTAGTGGATGGGAGTGGGTTCAAGCATAGGTTTAACCCAAGTGGGGTAGAGCAAACCCCTATCATTATTCGTCCTGATAACAGCGTAGAGGGAGGCATTGTTGAGTACAAACACAGCTTGATGAAGCCTGTCATGGCGCGACTGCGTAAACACTACGCCGAGTTCGTTGAGTACATGACTTTCTACGCGCAGTCAGTTGGCAACAACTTAGACCTATCGGGTAAGCGGGTTGCCTATCTTCCCGTCGTCATGTCAGAGATGCGGTGGAACAACGCTGACGTAATGCGGCAGCGGGTGAACTTCTTCGTCAACTTGAACGGCGTAGTGGCGCGTGGTACTAGCGAAGCAAAACTAGAAACATTTTTTGAGCTATCCCAAACCATTGCGTACAACGCAAAAGATAGTAAGTGGATGGGGTATACGCGGCAGGACTTTGTCACGCCACAAGGGATGCGGGAGCATTTCTACGAGCTGTGCAAGTACGAGTACAGCGACAGTTTGTTTGAGGAAGTAGCAGCAGAGAGGGGAGTAGTAGTGCGCGACTCTAATGAGAAGTACCTGCGGTTTGGGTCTGACTCATCGTTGCCTTGGACAGACTGACATGGTGTCAGGTTGTCGTGATGTTGTGTTGTACAAACTAACTAGGAGAAACAAATGGAAATTCGCATGAACACAGAAGTATCCCTGCAAGAAGCCGAGGAACTCATCCTGACGGTTGGCAATCAGAACGCTATTCATCTGGTAGGCGAACCAGGTATTGGCAAAACGGCAATGTTCGAGCGGCTGGTCAAGCGTACTGGCTATCGTGGTGTGTACATCGACACACCTAACACCGAGCTTGGTGACATTGGTATCCCCATGCCGAACCATGAGACAAAGACAACTAGCCTGTATCCCAACGAGGTTTGGGGCTTTCACAAGCATGAACCGTTGGTCGCCTTCATCGACGAGTTCACCAAGCCATCGAGCCAAGCGGTACAGAATATGCTGCACCCACTACTAAACGAGCGGCGCATCGGTGGTATGCGGCTACACAAAGACAGCATTGTGGTGACGGCTGGTAACAATCTGTCCGACGGCGTGGGCGATATGCTCAAGGCGCACTCGCTTAACCGCATGACTGTCGTGCCTGTGCGTAAGCCGACATGGGAGGAGTATGTGCTGTTCGGTACATCGGCGGGGTTTGCCCCCGAGTTGCTGACTTTCGTACGTCAGTATCCACACGTGTTGGCGTCGTACAAAGACCCTGCGCAGAAAGAGAATCACCACATCTTCAACCCGAAGTTCCCGCAGAAGTCTTACTTCTCGCCGCGTTCAGGGCATCGTGCTAGCAACATCTTGTTGAAGCGTAGTTTGATAACGAGGGATGCTTTACTTGCTGCGTTGTGCGGCACGATTGGTGAAGCTTCAGCGCGGGACTTGTTGGCGTTTGTCGAGGTTGCCGATTCCCTACCATCGTGGGAAGAGATTATTGCTGATCCGATGAAGGCGAAGGTACCGACCAACGCAGCGGCACTTTGCATCATGGCATACGGTGCGGTGCAGAAGGTTGACCGAGGTAGTATCAACGCATGGTTCGAGTACTTGAAGCGTACACCGAAGGAGCTTCAGTCGGTGTTCTGTGTAACGTGCAATCAGAACGAGCAGAAGCAGCAGATTCTTATGACCAGCCCCGCGTTCATCAACTGGATGCGGACTAACCAGTACTTGTTCTAAGGAGACAAACATGGATAAGAAAGATATTGAGAGCGCACAAAAGATGGTGCATGAGTTGGTGAGCAACTTTGAAGATGTGATGGAGGGCAAGCAGATCGCTTGCATCATACCCGCGCTTATCTTTTTGCTCGCTGAGTTATACGACGAAAAAGTATTGCCAAAAGAAACTTACATCAGCGAGATAGCCAAAAGCTTGAATAGATATCTCAATGCCACAAATGAAGGGGAGGAAGCAGCATGGCTACACTAAAACTATCTGCGGAGCAGCGCATCGAGAGGGCGCATGCCAAGCTAATGCAGCACAAGAACTTCTGTTTGTTCAGCGGTCTGTTCATGGTAGGCAAGGTGTCTATCAGCGAGACGCATCCGACTGCATCGACGAACGGTAGGGATGTGACGTATGGGCGAGCGTTTGTGGAATCCCTAACAGACAAGCAGCTTGCGTTTGTTGTCGTGCATGAGGCAATGCACAAAGCGTATCGTCACTTGACGGTGTGGCAGGGCATTGCCAAAGAGAACCCATTGCTTGCGAACGCAGCGATGGACTACGTCATTAACTTGCAGATCATAGACTCCGACCCGAGCGGCGAAGCGGTTGAGATGCCGAGGGACAAGGACGGTAAGTTGATGGGCTTGTTAGACGAGCAGTACCGTAATATGGACACTAAGCAGGTCTATGACGTACTTAAGAAGGAGGCCGAGAAGCGTAAGAACGATGGACATAATGACGGTTCGTCAGGAAGTCCTGCTGATGGTCAGGGCGACAAACAAGGCCAGCAGGGGGATGGCAACGGTAATAACTTTGATGAGCATGACTGGGAGGGCGCACAGAAGATGACTAAAGAGCAAGCCGATGAGCTTGCGACTGAGATAGATAACGCGCTGCGTGAGGGTGCCATTCTAGCAGGAAAAATGAAAGGCAAGGTATCTCGTGGCATCAACGAGTTGCTGTATCCCAAAGTCGATTGGCGTGAAGCGTTGCGTGAGTTCATCAAGACCCACACAAAGGGTGGCGATCAATCAACGTGGCGTAGACCCAACCGTAGGTATTTGGGTGTGGACATCATCATGCCGAGTTCAGTAACAGAGAAGGCAGAGACTATGGTGGTGGGTATCGATACATCCGGTTCTGTGCAAGGTGAGTTGCTTGCTCAGTTCATGGGTGAGATGAAGTCTATCTGTGATGACGTAGCACCTGAGACAGTTGAACTACTGTATTGGGATAGCCACGTAGCAAGCCATGAAACTTATCGCGGCGCTGAGGTAGCTAATGTTATTGACAGCACGAAGCCTAGAGGTGGCGGCGGTACGCAGCCTGAGTGTGTGCCGATCTATCTCGAAGCCGAGCGTATCGCGCCGCAATGCGTGATCATGCTGACCGACGGTGATTTCTACGGTGATGGTTGGCATGAGTGGAACCGCATCAGCGCACCGGTGTTGTGGTGTGTGGTGGGCAAGAAAGACTTTGTGCCGAAGTATGGACAAACTGTTTATGTGGGGTGAGATATGAACGCAATAACTGAAACGCCGACGTTCGAATCGTTCGGCATAGCATCGTCATCGTTACTGGTTGAACTTAGCATTTCTTGCTGGACTGCTAGGAAACTGGACAAGAAGGTATCGCTGGAGGTTGATGCTTCCAAGAATACTAAAGTAAAAGCTGGCAACTATCACAAGCATTTGCTTGCGGGTAGCCCTGCGCTTGAGGCTGTGACTAAGTACGCAGCACAGGCAAGACTGTGGAACAACTTGAACTCGCTGCCGTGGTCTGACAATGGACAGCGTATCGTGACAGCCCAACAGTTCTTCAATGGGTACAAGGCGCAGCTTGATCAGCACAAGGAGAACTTCGAGGAACTGGTGGCTAACTTTCTTCAGCAGTACCCTACGTTGATATCAGCAGCGGCTTTTCAACTTGGTGATTTGTTTGACCGCGAGGAGTACCCTGCGGTTGAGATGATTGCTAACAAGTTCCGCTTTAACTATGCGGTGAGTCCTGTGCCGACAGCAGGGGATTTTCGTATCGACATCAACGAGCAAGCGAAGGCTGAACTGGCGCAACAGTACACCGACCACTTCAACCAACGTCTTAACCATGCGATGCGTGACATCTGGGATAGGCTGCATGATTGTCTGACCCACATGAGCGACAGACTGACAGATGGTCAGGATGGCAAGCGTAAGGGCTTTCACTCTACGCTGGTATCCAACGCGAAAGAGTTGGTGGGCCTGTTGAGTAGACTGAACATTGCCAACGACCCGAAGCTGGAACTGGCAAGAGTCGAACTCAATCGTGCAATCGATGGTGTTGACTACGAAGAACTAAAAGAGTCGGATGCAATTCGTGACGATGTGAAACGCAAAGTCGATAGCATCCTAGCTAAATTCGAATGGTAATGGGAGGAAGTATGAAACTAGATAAAACCACGAAGTTCGCGGATTCCCCTGTGTATCCGCCGCTAGAGAAGTTTTTGACAGAGCTGTACCTGAAGGTTCCGTCGCTTTCGTTCGAAGCCAAGAGTACAGATAACTGGCTGCGGGACATGGAAGGTAAGGATATTGCCTATATCAATAACGTGCTTGTGTTCAATGGGGTAGAGCAGGTAGGTAAGGTACAAGTTGAATACCGCACCCATCGAGGTTCTAGTGGGCGAGTCCATGTATACGAGATACAATCCCCCCGAATAAGGAAAAGCATCGGAAGGAGGGAAGTCAAAGAAACTGCTAAGTACTCTGAAGCTTTGAAGCTATCGGTGAAAGTGTTTTCCGTGACCAAGACACCACAAGAACGAGGAAAGGATATATGGACTCAGGCAGAAGCAGAACTTAACAACATCAGTTACAGCGCACGACGTTCTGCCGAGCGTATCGCGGAAGAGTTTGCTATGGACATGGCTGTGTACATGATGCAGGTGGTGAAGGGAGACAGTCCACCTATTCCTAGCGCAGTACACAGCAAGCTTACAAAACCTGATACAGAGAAACATTTCACTACTCATAGCATAGTCTCAGCGGTGCAGGGTAGGTTTGAGTTGCGTGATGGTGTGGTTGTGATCGAGGAAAGAGATGGTTCCATGACGGAGGTAACTCACACCGGCACAGAGTTTATAACCAGAAAGCTACTATCTTCGTATGATTTGCCAGAGGTGCTTCAACCCAAGATCGGTATGCTGAAGATGCTGAAAGAGAAACAAGCAGCAGAATCTATCGGCGTCCGGTTTGTGGTTAATGAATACAATTGGTTCTTCCTGTGTAACGGTGAGATAATTACCGCTAGTTAAATCCTTCTTCTCCCAGAAGGCAGCTTTGGGACAAGTTGACGCAATGTCATCTTGTCCCTTTTTTTCGCCTATCAACTACCCCACCAAAATAGCGAAATTAAATCGCTTCCCCTATTGCGCTACGCCCTGACTTAGTTCTATACTGAGTCCAGTTATGCCTTGAGCGAGAGTGCAATGTCTACCCCAGAAGGTAAGGTCAAAGCAGCTGTTAGAAAGCTGCTAGATCAGCACAACATCTATTACTTCATGCCAGCGACAGGTGGCTATGGTCGTAGCGGCGTACCTGATTTCGTAGGCTGTGCGCGTGGTAGATTCTTCTCAATAGAAACCAAAGCAGGTAAAGCAAAACCGACCGCGTTGCAGATGCGCGAGATGGAGAGAATAAAAAATGGCGGCGGTTTAGCGTTTGTCATTAACGAAGGTAACGTCGATGACTTGCTGTACCTTACCCGATGACCGTTCCCACAGGAGAAACAATGCGGCAGCTAATAAAAAAATTTGCGTACAAACATAGCTGGACTGAAACGCAGATGCTGATCGACAAACTTGAGCAGATACCCAGCGCGGTAGGGTATGACCCGCATAGACGCAACAGAAGTCACGGGTCGCTTATTGAAGTTGCGCTTCATGGAGCCTTTCCACTTATAGATCGTATCGCGGTAGCTTTGACGTTAGCAGATATAAAGAAGCAGAACACAAAATTTAGAATCGTAAACGCGATATTCGAAGGCGACACAGAAAAGCGAGGGGAGCAGAGCATCATATGAGCATAATAACAATCGACTTCGAAACGTACTATGACCAAGAGTTCAGCTTGTCAAAGCTGACTACTGAAGAATACGTGCGTGATGATCGCTTCGAGGTGATTGGCGTTGCGGTGAAGGTGGATGATGATGAAACCGAATGGTTCAGCGGGTCGATGAGTGAAACCCACAAATGGCTAGACCAGTTCAATTGGTCAGAGTCTTTAGTTCTTGCGCACAACACGTTGTTCGACGGTGCGATTATGTCATGGCGGTTCGGTATCAAACCAATGGGTTGGCTGGACACGCTGGCGATGGCGAGAGCAATAGACGGTACGGAAGTAGGGAACAGTTTGGCAAAACTTGCAGATCGTTATGGCCTAGGCACGAAAGGCACTGAGGTCATAGCCGCCAAGGGAAAAAGACGAAAACACTTCAGCGAGGAAGAGTTAGTTCGGTACGCTGGTTACTGCATCAACGACGTTGACTTGACTTACAAGTTATTTGGCATTCTCAAAGAAGGGTTTGGTAAGAAAGAATTAAAGCTTATCGACCTGACGCTGCGGATGTTCACCGAGCCGACGTTGCAGCTGAACTTGCCATTACTCGAACAGCATCTTGTACAAGTCATAGACCGTAAGGAAAAGTTAATCGCTGAGGCTAGTGCTGATAGGGAAACGCTATTATCAAACCAGAAGTTTGCGGAGCGGCTGATTTCGCTAGGCGTTGAGCCACCGATGAAGGTAAGTCCGACTACAGGCAAGCCTACGTTGGCGTTGGCGAAGAACGACGAGGGTTTCAAAGCCCTTGCGGAGCATCCTGACGAGCGCGTACAGGCGTTGGTGGCGGCTAGGCTAGGGACAAAATCCACGTTGGAAGAGACACGCACACAGCGATTCATTGAGATAGCGAAGCGCGGTAGCCTCCCAGTTCCATTACGGTACTACGCGGCGCACACAGGACGTTGGGGCGGCGACGATAAGCTGAACCTACAGAACCTACCAAGCCGAGGCAAGGATAAGAACACACTCAAGACCGCAATTTGCCCACCGCCGGGGCATGTGATTATTGAATCGGACTCCTCTCAGATCGAGGCGCGGATTGTTGCTTGGCTGTCAGGACAGAAAGATTTGGTGCTTGCGTTTGAGGAAGGGCGCGATGTGTACAAGATCATGGCAGCGAAGATTTATGGGAAGTCCCCCGAAGAAGTTACCGAAGATGAAAGATTTGTAGGAAAGACAACGATTCTAGGCGCAGGGTACGGTATGGGTGCGGTGAAGTTCCAAATGCAGCTAAACACATTTGGCGTGTCTATCCCTCTTAACTTCTGTAAGAAGATTCTAAATACCTATCGAGAAGAGTTTGCCCATATACCAAATCTATGGGAGCAAGCTAACAACTGTCTTATGTTGTTGGCATACAAAGAGATCAAGGCAACTAAGTTTGGTGTGCAGGAAGAAGCGGTGTACTTCATGCCGGGTGTTGGGTTTGATATGCCTAGCGGGATACCACAAAAGTATCCGGGCATTCGATTTAGCACAGATCTTACAAGCGTAGGTTTTGGTGGCTACGACAGCCCACCAATTGTCTATGACACTCGCAAAGGTGTAAGCCGAATCTATGGTGGTAAGGTGGTGGAGAATATTTGTCAGGGTTTAGCGCGATGTGTGATCGGTGAGCAGATGCTGCGGATAGCAAAGAAATACAAAGTCGTTCTTACGGTTCATGACTCCGTAGCTTGCATTGCACCGATAGAGGAAGCAAATGAAGCAGCGCGTTATGTGCAGGAGTGCATGCGTTGGAGGCCACATTGGGCGCAGACGTTGCCGCTTAATTGTGAGGTAAAAGTTGGGGATAGTTATGGGGGAGCCAAGAAATGGAAGAGATGAATAGAGATGACATTATCCGCATGGCGCGTGAGGCTGGGTTTGAAGTTGACTCTGATGATGTGTGGATTACCGACGGATTTTGGGTGGAAGAACTTGAACGCTTTGCCACTTCAGTTTACGAACGTGCGTTTATTGACGGTATGCAAAAGCAGATGCAATCCAGTGTAGATAAGGCGGTAAACAAAATGGCGCAGCGCGAATGGCAGGGGCTGACGGATGAGGAAATGCTGAATGCCTATGCGCCGAACCGCATTCCAGATTCTGCGTACAGCAACATGGGTGAAGACTTAAAGAAAATCCACGATGCCACTAAGGAAGAAATGCTAAGCGGTTTACGCGCCATTGAAGCCAAGCTGAAGGAGAAGAATACATGAGTTACACATGGTCTTACTCCAGCATCTCGCTATTCGAGCAATGCCCTCGGAAGTATTACCGACTGCGCATCGTCAAGGATATTGTCGAGCCGATGCAAGAGCATCTGCTGTATGGTAGCGCGGTACACAAAGCTGCTGAAGAATTCATCAGGGATGGGGTAGACCTGCCACCTAAGTTTTCGCAGTTTAAACCACAGCTTGTTGCGATGCGGAACTTGGTAGGCACTAAGTATTGTGAATATGAAATGGGGTTGAAGAAAGATTTCACCCCGTGTAAGTTTAACGACCCTGAAGTTTGGGCTAGAGGTATTGTTGACTTGCTTGTAATTGATGGGGATAAGGCAAGGATTATTGATTACAAGACTGGAAAGAGCAGTCAGTACGCAGATACAAAACAACTTGAGTTGTTGGCATTACTAACATTCAAACATTTTCCAGAGATAAAAACTATTAAAGCAGGACTGTTGTTTTTGGTAGCAGAGGACTTGGTGCCGAGAGTATACAAGAGCGAAGATCAACCGCAGTCGTGGATAAGATGGATTGATTCTACGAGGCGATTGGAGGCAGCATTTGATACAGGGGTTTGGAACCCTAAACCTAACTTTACATGCCGTAAATTTTGCGCAGTTGTTGATTGTGAGCATAACGGCAAAAACAGATAGGAGGACTCAACATGTTACGTGACGGTAAATTTATTAAGGAGGAACCCCCAAAGATTGGAGTGTTCTATATACCTAGATTCAAAATTGACGAGTACAGCCCTGAAGAAAGTTTTGCTCAGAGCGTGTTGCTCGGATACAGAGAAGAGAAGCAGTCGTTTTTATCGAAGGTATTAGGCTTCATGCTTCGTGTATGAGGTACGAAGTCTATGACGAAGATGGGCTGTTATTCCGTAAGTTCTGGGACAAAGAATCTGCGGAGCAGTTCATGCAAGAGGGGTGGAAGCTAGTTGTACAGCCAAAACCCAAAACGAAAGTGCCGACAGCTGAGGAGTACGGCGAGGCACGGTGGTAGTTAATTAACTAGGAGAAATATCATGGATATGAAAGTCAAAGAAACAGCGGTAGTTATTTCTGCACCAAAATTCAACACCGTCGAGGTATTACTACAAGGTACGGCACCGCTGGTAGTAGCCCGGTTCAGTAAGAAAGCTGAACTCATGGCAAAAATGGCAGAGGGGAGTAGCGCCAAGAGCAAGAAAGAGCGTAACGCTCGTGACTACGACAAAGAAGCCGAGGACGCTCGTTATCGTTCTAGCGAAGGTTGGGAAG